AAAAAATAAAATTAAATTTCATTGATTATCATCAATTTACAAAACAACCTAAAAAAAGTTGTTTGACAAAATTTCTAAAAATACCCCATATTATAGGGGATAGGGAGTGAGCGACCGGTCTAGGGAGCGAACGACCGGAGTGAAGGAGGCGTTTACGAGTAATGTTGTCGAAGACGTTATTACGAGACCGACTGAACGTACCGGTGAGGCTTCGAACCGGTTAGCGACGGTTACCGAGCCTTGAGGAATCCGAGCCGAATTAGACTGAGTCTGATTGCGGCGAGGTTAAAGAAGATCACGTAGTGGGCTTCTGAATGACGATGTGGCGAGGGAAACGTTGAGGAGGTTGTAGTTGAGGAAATAACTATTGACGAAACTAAAAGCTCCTAACCGTTAACCGGAGCTTAATAAGATTTACCATGGAAATTGATACCTACCGATTTTTTACCTATAACAACTACAATAACGTACCTCAAGCTGGTCTACTTGTGTGCTTTGATACGGGTTACACCATACTTCAGCTAGGTCTACCCTATACCTGCAGTAATTTATTCTTTGTTGACCAACCTTTAAATGACGAGGATATGTTAGCGTTCATGGACCTCTCGGGTAATCTCCACGGGGTTCAGACTACAGAATTTCTTAATTTTGAACAGTTTATGAAAGAGGCCCCTGACATTGTTCATCAAGTTATGGCCAAGGAAAATACTAGTGATCAGGGATCAGAAGCTAATTCCGAAGTTGTTGATAATCAACAGGAAGGGAGGGGGAGTCAAATCTCTGTGGCCGATTCGGATGAGACCGAGCGTGATGGCCGATTTAATTCACACACGACTCACCAGGGGGGGTGGTTTTACACACCACTTAAACCATTTATATTGATAATCAACTATTTACGTAAGGGGTTATTTAGAAAAAGGGCGTGAAACAGGCCTTTTTCTGTAAGTTTTCATATGATTTTTGTTATATTTTTAGCTTGGATCTCTGTAATTTGTCACCTTATGGGGGTACCTTTTTTGGATTATTTGTTAAGTCCAGTACTACATTTATCTGATTCACATTTGTTGTCAAATTGGGTGTACGGGGGTCCGCTCCTAGCAGCGGCCTATTTCTCAGCACGCAATAAGAACAGTGTAATTCTGTTCACTGGTATGGCAATCCTGTTCCCGACCCTGATGATGGCCAATGGGACTTTAGCACTAGGAGTAGGTCTATCAATTATAATTTCTGCAGCTGGCGGATTTGTAGCCAGCAAGCTTAACCCGAAAGTAGCAGCCCTCAGCCTACTATTATATTTCCTAGTTGGGGACATAGCCGGACTTTTGATTGGAGGGTCAACCATAAGCTATAAGGGCCATATCGTTGGGACCTTGATTGGGTTCTTATGCGGAATACTTGAAATGAGCCATTCTAAGGGGTCTATTAGGCCGTTTCTCAGTAAACTGGTATCTTTGTATACCCTCCCTATCAAAGACGTCCTCAGGGGCCTTAGAAAGGCTTTAAAATGAAAACCCCAAAAAAACCTTGTGCTAAAGCTGGATGCCCAGAACTAGTTCCGCTTCAGGTTAGATTTTGTGATAAACATCAGAAAGAATTAGAGCAGATAAGAGCTAAATATTTGGATAAGAAAAGGAAGACGGCTCATATGAGAGGCTACGACAATAAATGGCGGAAGTTCAGACTAGGGTTCCTGTACAGGTGGCTACCGTATGTATCCCACTGTAACATGTGCCTAGAACCTTTTAAATCAACTAGCGATATTCACGTCGACCACATCATACCCCTATCCAAAGGGGGAGCCAAGTACGACGAAGACAATTTACAGATGTTGTGTCACAGCTGTCACAGCAAGAAAACAATACTAGACAGCCGATAGCCAAACTAACGTTGGTATCACGACAATGCCTAAAACTGCACCTAAAACTTTATATGTACCAAAATACCTGTCTGATGAGCAAAAGACAATATGGCGTTCATTAGTCCCTGTACTAATTGAAAAAGGGAAGGCAACGCAAGAGGATCAACCTCTCCTAGAACAGCTATGTATCAGCTGGTCCGAGGTACAATATGCTGAACAGCAACTACGAACTAACGGATATACAATCTCGTCTGTTAATAAACAGGGAGGTACGTATACCCAACCTAGTCCCTACGTGACGATCAGAGACAGAGCCTTTGACAGGTTTCTAAAGATTGCTGATAGGTTCGGAATGAGTCCTATCGCACGTAAGAATATCAAGGAGGCCGGTGTACAGGTAGACCCAGTATTAGAGCTGGAGAAACTTTTATAATAATATAAAACGAAATAACACAAAATGAAACAATATGAATTTGACAGTAATAAATATTACTTTGACGAAGAAGCAGCTTCGCGAGTTATTAACTTCTTTGAAAAGATGCTTGTCCACGTCAGAGGACCCCTTACTGGGAAACCGTTCCTGCTGGAACAATGGCAAAAAGACATACTGTCCGAGATCTTCGGGATCAAACACAAGTCAACCGGGTTTAGAAAATATACCAGAGCTTACATAGAACTACCCCGTAAGTCCGGTAAATCTTTGATGTGTGCGGGGATAGCCCTTTATATGTTGGTTGCAGATGGTGAACCTGGTGCCGAAATCTATTCGTGTGCTGGTGACCACGACCAAGCCAAGATAGTATTTGGTCTAGCTAAAGATATGGTTGAGCTAAGCCCACTACTCTCGAAGATACTTAAGGTACACAGATCAACAATTTATTTAAAACGTAAAGGTAAAGTCACAAACAAGTACCAGGCTGTCACATCTAAAGCAGGTACGAAACATGGTACCAATCCATCTTGTGTTGTGTATGACGAACTACACGAGGCCCCAAACGGAAGCTTATATGAAGCATTCTCTACAGGGTTAGGAGCCCGGTCACAACCACTTATGATTGTTATTACTACGGCGGGGTCAAACAAAGATAGTATTTGTTATGAGCTTCATCAGTATTCTAAGCACGTAGCAGACGGTTTAATACCAGATGAGACATGGTACTCTGCAATATATGGTGCAGGACCAGATGATGATTGGACCGACCCGGAGGTCTGGAAGAAATGTAACCCAAACTACGGCGTGTCTGTACAAAAGAGTTTTTTCGAGACAGAGTTCAAAAAGGCCAAGGACTCCCCCAGGCAAGCAGCCTCATTTAGAAGGCTGTATTTGAATCAGTGGGTGGATGTTGTAGATGGCTGGCTCGACACTTTAAGGTGGAGAGAGCTGCGAGTCGATAAGGAAATGCCTAGTGGTCAAGAGGTATACCTTGGTTTGGACGTCGCGACTAAGTATGACCTTACAGCTCTTTCCATGGTATTTAAATTAGAGAACGGGGAGTTCTACACCAAACAACACTTCTACTGCCCCAAAGATGTAGATCTTAAGAAGAGGGGTAAATCCAAACAGATGGACTACAGCGTTTGGGCAGATAATGGATACCTTAGATTGAATGATGGGCAAGTCACCGACTTCGACTACATTTTGGCAGACATAGATGAGATTGCTAAGAAATATAAAGTCAAAGCTATTGTGGTGGACCCATCTCACGCCGGACCTTTAATACAAACACTTTCTAAAAAGGGGTACCAAGTTATTGAACTCGCCCCACAAAACGTAAGGAGAATGAGTGGGACGTGCCTAAAGTTTGAAGAGCTTATTATGGAAGGTAAAATCTTCAACGACGGGAACCCAGTAATGAACTGGATGATTGGAAATGTCACCCCCAGCTTTGATGCTTACGACAACATAACAATTAAAAAATCAGCAGCAACCGAGAAAATAGACGGGGTTGTTGCAACAATACTGGCTCTAGACCGTGCTCTATATGACACAGACAGAGAGTTCGACGAGAACTTTTTTACATTTCATACGGTATGAACCTATTTGGTTTTTTCAAAAAACAAAACAAAATAAATAAAAGAAGCTTTACCGAGTCGTTGCTCGGCGCTTCGCTCTTTTCAACAGACCTCGGTTCAGTAACCATCGACGAGAATAGCGTAATGGGGATCCCTGCTTTTAGTAGGGGTGCTCAAGTTATCTCCAAGGCTGTAGCGAGTATGCCCCTACACCTTTACAAAAAAGAAGGGGTCGGGAGGTATAAAGTTGAGGATTCAGAGTTTATAAAGATATTTCGTGGTAAGGCTAACCCGTTCATGACTGCAGAGACTCTT